TCTGTAAGGATAAAGACATGCCTGCTTACAGGACAGTTACCTACGCTGTACAGAAGGATGACAAGCTGTGGGAGATATATCGCAAGGGCAGAACACTGCAGGCAGAGTATTACGGCGACCACATTATAGACCTGGCTATTACGCCGTTGCCGGAAAGCATTGACCCAAAGCTTATGAATGCTGAGGTGCAGCGTAGGCGTTTAGAGATTGATACATTGAAGTGGACATTCGCACGCAACCAGCCATTTGGATTGAGGGACAAGAAGGAAGATGCAGCTGCTAATCAAGGCAGCATAACACTGAGCTGGGCTAACGGTGAGGTGAGTGCAGATATATAAAACACATCCAGCCTCTGCCCATCTACGCGCGCGAGGCATGCCCAGAAAAAAACGGCTTGGTAGTCCGGCGCTCTTCAAAGCTGCAGGCCAGCCCTCACAATAAATAGCACGGCAAACAATCATCGTTGTTCCAGCATTGTTACAGAAACGTGGGGCAAATTCCTACAGCGACCCCCTACCACCCCCAGCGACAGGGCGCAGGGATCTATAGCGTAATATGGGGGTTAGAACAGTGTCTGCCACACGCACACTCCGCTACGTCATACACAGCGAAGTCGAGCGCTACCAGGCGCAGGGCTGGCATGTCATCGTACCCGGCCTGCGTGGCACCCATCATGGGCGATACTCAGAACTGATGGAAAAGGGCAGCAATGCAGATAGTGATACCGTACACGCCCCGGCAGCTACAGGGCGACCTGCACCGGGATCTGGACAGGCATAGATGGGGCGTCATTGTCTGTCATCGGCGGATGGGCAAGACAGTCATGGCTATCAATCATCTGCTGAGGGCAGCTGTATTGTGTGACAAGCCCAACCCTAGATATGCATACCTGGCGCCTACATATCGGCAGGCCAAGGCTGTTGCATGGGATTATTTAAAGCAGTTTGCTGGCGGCATACCAGAGGCCAAGTTTCATGAGACTGAGCTGCGGTGTGACCTGCCGAATGGCAGCAGGATAAGTTTGCTGGGTGCAGAAAACCCGGACAGTTTGAGAGGGATTTATTTAGATGGCTGTTTCATGGATGAAGTCGCGGATATGCCGGAGTCTGTCTTCCCTGAGATTATTCGTCCTGCGCTGTCTGATAGAAAAGGTTGGTGTTTCTTTGTGGGTACGCCAAAAGGTCAGAATGCTTTCTATGAAATGTACGAGCATTCTGTTGTCAGCGATGGATGGTTTACGGCGGTTCATAAGGCGTCTGAAACAGGGATCCTAGATGATGAAGAGCTGCGGTCTGCCAAAGAGGCAATGACTGCAGACCAGTATGCTCAGGAATATGAGTGCAGCTGGGCAGCAAATGTACCCGGTGCCATTTTTGGTAAAGAGCTTTCTGTTTCTCTGGAACAGGGGCGCATAGGTAAAGTGCCGCATGATCCCTCTGTCAAGGTAGATACCTTTTGGGATCTTGGTGTGGGCGATAGCACGGCCATATGGTTTACGCAAAGTGTAGGCCGGGCTGTGCATGTTATAGATTTTTATGAGAACCGGGGCGAGGGCTTGCCGCATTATTGCAAGGTGCTGCAGGCCAAGCCTTATCTTTATGGGGATCACTTTGCCCCGCATGATATTGAAGTCCGGGAGCTGGGCAGCGGTAAAAGTCGCCGGGAGATGGCCTGGGATCTGGGATTGAATTTTCGGGTTGTACCAAAGCTGCCTTTAGAGGACGGCATACACGCAGCGCAGATGCTGATACCCCGGTGCTGGTTTGATGCAGAAAAGTGCAAGCAGGGGCTGGACGCGCTCAGGCAGTATCACCGGGCATATAACGAGCGGAACAGAACATTTAGAACCAGCCCGGTTCATGATTGGTCAAGTCATGCAGCTGATGCATTTAGGTATCTGTCTATAGGAATAAAAGAAGTTCGCAATGACGGCAGGCCGCCACAGCGGCTAGCTGCAATGGACTATAACCCTTTCGCACAAATAGGAGCAGCATAATGGGTTTTTTCAGCAAGCCAGCGGCGCCACCACCGCCACCACCAGCACCACCGCCGCCACCTATCAGGCCGCAGGCATCAAAAGAAGTGCAGGCAACAAAGCAGCAGGCAGCGCGCAAAAAAGGTCAGGCAGCTGCCAATGTAACTGGTGGTCAGGGTCTGATGACAGAGGCGCCAACACAAAAGCCTAGCCTGCTTGGCCAGAATAAAATGGGGTATTGATGGAACAGGATAAGCGCGCTGCTGTCTTGATGAAGCGTTATCAGACGTTACAGCAACAGCGCAATAACTGGGAATCGCATTGGCAAGAAATTGCTGATTATATCGTGCCGCGCAAGGCTGATATCACAAAGCAGCGCCATGCTGGCGATAAGCGCTTTGAGCTGATCTTTGACGGCACTGCGATTCATGCAGCTGAACTTATGGCTGCTAGCCTGCATGGTATGCTGACCAATGCCAGCACACCGTGGTTTAGCCTGCGCTACCCTGACCGGGAGCTAGAGAGCGATGACATGGCCAGAGAATGGCTAGAGGGCGCAACTGATGTAATGTATACAGAGCTGCACCGCTCGAACTTCCATGAAGCTATACATGAGCTATACAGCGACCTTGTCACCTTTGGCACCGCTGTCATGTTTATCGATACAGACAAAGAGCAAAACCTGCGCTTTAGCACCCGGCATATTGCAGAGTGCTATGTGTCAGAAGATGAATTTGGCCGGGTGGACACAGTCTATCGTGAATTTAAAATGTCGGCCAAGGCAGCGCTAGACCAGTTCGGCGAACAGAATATTTCAAAGCGAATAGCCAAGAAGGTACAGCAAGACCCCTATGAGCATATAACTTTATTACATGTGGTCATGCCAAGGACTGAGAGGGACAGCCTCAAGCTTGACGCAAAGAACAAGCCCTTCAGCAGCTGCTATCTCGACCCGGAAGAAAAAATCATTCTGTCCGAATCTGGCTTTGATGAATTTCCCTATGTGGTGCCAAGATATCTGAAGGCAAGCTTTGAGCACGGCTATGGCCGCAGCCCGGCAATGACCGCGCTGGCTGATACCAAAATGCTCAATAAAATGTCTGAGACAGTAATCAGGGCGGCACAGCTGCAGATACACCCGCCTTTGCTGGTGCCTGATGATGGGTTCCATATGCCAGTGCGTACAGTGCCGGGCGGTCTGAACTTCTACAGATCCGGCACCAGGGACAGAATAGAGCCGCTCAATATCGGCTCAAACAATCCTCTAGGCAATGACCAGATGGAACAGCGCAGGCAGGCGATACGCTCTGCATTTTATGTAGACCAGCTAATCCTGGGCAACAGCCCCAACATGACAGCAACAGAGGTCATACAGCGCACAGAAGAAAAAATGCGCCTGTTGTCACCTGCTATGGGCAGACTGCAGTCTGAGCTGCTACAGCCGCTGATTGAGCGCATGTTTGCGCTGCTGACCAGAAAGAAAGCTTTTGAGCCTGCGCCGGACTTTATGGCGGCAAGTGATATTGATATTGAATATGTCTCACCAATGGCTAAGGCGCAGCGGTCAGGCGATGTTCAGTCTGCTATGCAGATGTTCCAGTTCCTGCAGCCTTTGACACAGATAGACCCATCGGTTGTGGACTACATCGACACAGACGGCCTAGCCCAGCATATCGTGAAAGTAACAAATGTCCCGGCTACAGTTGTCCGGGGTGAAACAGAGGTAGCGCAGCTGCGCGCGCAACGCCAGCAACAACAGCAACAGATGATGGAAATGCAACAGGCAGCACAAGCCGCACAGGCAGCTGGTGAGGCCGCGCCTGCGCTAAGGGCTGTAGATGATGTAAGCGAAGAAACACAGGCTGGCCTAGCGCAGCTGTTGGGGCAGTAAATGGCATATACACCAGATCAGATTAAGGACGCCTATGTCTCTGTCTTTAAGGGGGAAGGCTCAAAAATTGTCCTCGATGACATGGCACAGCGGTTTTGTATGTATTCACCGACTTTTGTGCCGGACAGCAACGAGACAATATTTCGCGAAGGGCAGCGCTCTGTGCTGCTGTTCATCAATTCAATGTTAACTGCAGAAAAGCGAAAGCAGAAGATTACAGAAGAGGAAAACTAAATGTCAGAAGAGCAGGTAGCGGAAGCTCCAGCAGAAGCTGGGCAGGCACCGTCTGTTGAAAGCACGGCAACAGAATTTAATTTTAGAGATCACATTGATGAGACACTAAGGGACGACCCAAGTCTGGCGTCCTATAAAGATATAAACGGCATGGCCAAGTCGCTCATCAACGCCCAGAAAATGGTGGGCGCTGATAAGGTAGCCATACCCGGCAGCTGGGGTACTGAGGCTGATTG